GGAATTTGTGGTGGAAGCAAGCAACACGCGCATAAACAGCGAAGTGGTGATCAATGGTGGCGTCACCCAGGGCGGCGGCGCCATGAGTTCTAACGGGATCGTAGTCGATAAACACGGTCATACCGGCGTTAAGTCCGGCGGTGATACATCGGGAGGTCCGGTATGACGCTGTATATCGGCATGAGTCAGGGCAACGGCAGGGCCATTACCGACACGGACCACCTGCGCCAGTCGGTCCGGGATATTCTGCTGACCCCGCAGGGGAGCCGCATTGCCCGGAGGGAATACGGCTCGCTTCTGTCTGAACTGATAGACCAGCCGCAGAACCCGGCGCTGCGCCTGCAGGTTATGTCTGCGGTCTATGTGGCTCTGAGTCGCTGGGAGCCACGGCTTACCCTGGATTCCATCACAATAAACAGCAGTTTTGATGGTTCGATGGTGGTTGAGCTTACCGGGCAGCGTGATAACGGCGCGCCGGTTTCACTTTCGGTATCAACAGGAGCAGACAATGGCAGTCATTGACCTTTCCCAGCTGCCCGCCCCGCAGATAGTGGATGTGCCGGATTTTGAAACGCTGCTAAACGAACGGAAAGCCGCGTTTGTAGCCCTTTATCCGGCAGACGAGCAGGACGCGGTAAGGCGCACGCTTGAGCTGGAGTCTGAACCCGTGACCAAGCTCCTGCAGGAAAATGCGTATCGTGAAATTCTCCTGCGTCAGCGCATTAACGAGGCGGCGCAGGCGGTCATGGTGGCTTATTCCATGGGGAGTGATCTCGATCAGCTGGCCGGTAACTGCAACGTAAAACGTCTGACGGTTATTCCTGCAGATAACGACGCGGTACCGCCGGTTGCTGCCGTGATGGAAAGTGATGAGGCTCTGCGTCAGCGTGTTCCTGCAGCTTTTGAAGGGCTGTCAGTTGCAGGCCCAACGGGAGCTTACGAGTTTCACGCTAAAAGCGCTGACGGGCGAGTCGCTGACGCCAGCGCAACCAGTCCGGCCCCGGCGGAGGTGGTGCTTACCGTGCTGAGCCGTGAGGGCGACGGAACGGCTGCGGCGGATCTGCTGGCTGTGGTTGAACTGGCGCTTAACAGTGAGAACGTGCGGCCGGTTGCTGACCGTCTGACGGTGCGCAGCGCTGAAATCATTCCGTACAGCGTAGATGCGACGATCTTTCTTTACCCGGGGCCAGAAGCTGAGCCGGTGATGGAGGCGGCAAAAGCCAGCCTGCAGAAATATATCGCCAGCCAGACGAGGCTGGGGCGTGATATTCGCCGCAGTGCTATTTATGCCGCGCTACATGTTGAAGGTGTGCAGCGTGTTGAACTGGCCTCGCCGCTCGCTGATGTGGTGCTGGATAAGACACAAGCCGCTTCATGTACGGAATGGAGCGTAACCAACGGGGGAACGGATGAATAGTCTGCTTCCTCCTGGTTCATCGCCGCTTGAGCGCCGCCTGGCGCAGACCTGCAGCGGAATTTCCGATCTGCAGGTGCCGCTGCGGGATTTATGGAACCCGGCAACATGCCCGGTCAAGTTTCTGCCGTATCTGGCGTGGGCCTTTTCGGTTGATCGCTGGGACGAAGGATGGGCGGAGAGCGTAAAGCGCCGTGTGGTGCAGGATGCTTTCTATATCCATCAGCACAAGGGCACAACCAGTGCTGTGCGGCGTGTGGTGGAGCCGTTCGGCTTTCTGATCCGCATCATTGAATGGTGGCAGACCGGCGAGGCGCCGGGCACTTTTCGCCTGGATATCGGGGTGCAGGACCAGGGCATAACAGAGGAAACCTATCTGGAGCTGGAGCGCCTGATCGGTGACGCCAAACCCTGCAGCCGGCATCTGATCGGCATGTCCATAAATCTGCAGACGAGCGGGCCATATTTTGTGGGGGCTGTCACCTATAGCGGCGAAGAAATCACGATTTACCCGTATATCAACGAAACCATCATTTCCGGCGGTTCTGCCTACGAGGGCGGCGCCGTCCATGTTATTGACACAATGAGAGTGAACCCATGAGCGCAAAATTTTATACCCTGCTGACGGATATCGGCGCGGCGAAACTGGCAAATGCCGCCGCGCTCGGTGTTCCGCTGAAAATTACACAGATGGCGGTGGGGGATGGCGGCGGCGTGCTGCCAACGCCAAACGCACAACAGACAAAGCTGGTCGGTGAAAAACGCCGTGCAGCTCTGAATGCTGTATATCGATCCGCAGAACAGCAGCCAGGTGATCGCTGAGCAGGTGATACCCGAAACAGAGGGCGGTTGGTGGATTCGTGAGGTTGGGCTGTTTGATGAAACGGGCGCGCTGATCGCAGTGGGGAACTGCCCGGAGAGCTACAAGCCGCAGCTGGCAGAGGGAAGCGGCCGCACGCAGACAGTGCGCATGGTACTGATTACCAGCAGCACCGATAACATTACGCTGAAAATTGATCCTTCCGTGGTGCTCGCTACCCGTAAATACGTGGATGATAAGGTGCTGGAGCTTAAGGTGTATGTGGATGAGCTGATGGCGGCACATCTTGCGGCCGCTGATCCGCATTCGCAATATGCACCAAAAGCCAGCCCGACGTTTACCGGCACCCCAAAAGCTCCGACGGCGGCAGCTGGTAATAATTCCACTCAGCTTGCCAATACTGCTTTTGTGCAGGCCGCTATTGCAGGGCTTGTTGGTTCCTCACCTGCAGCGCTTGATACATTGAACGAACTGGCGGCGGCGTTAGGTAACGACCCTAACTTTGCGGTCACTATGACTAATGCCCTGGCGAACAAGCAGCCTCTGGATAACACACTGACAGCCTTGTCAGGAAAATCTATTGCGGCCATTCTCGAATACCTCGGTTTAGGGGAAGGTTCCGCATTGCCTGTCGGTATACCCATTCCATGGCCTTCTGCTACACCTCCAGCGGGGTGGCTCAAATGCAATGGCGCTACGTTTATTGCTGATCTATATCCAAAGCTGGCGCTTGCCTATCCTGCCCTTAAATTGCCAGATTTGCGCGGTGAGTTTATACGTGGTTGGGATGATGGGCGTGGGGTTGATGTTGGCAGGGGAGTGCTATCAGCTCAGCTTGATGCTCTACAGAAAATGACAGGTACTGCAAGCAATGGAGCTGCGACAGGATTTATAAATAACAGCACTTCTATTGTTACTGGTGTATTTAAGCGAGGGGTAACAACGTATGGAAATACAACCGCACAGGATCCAAATTACCAAGGGGTAGATTTATTATTCGACTCATCTCTGGTTGCCCGATCATCAACTGAAACCAGACCCCGTAACGTTGCATTCAATTATATTGTGAGGGCTGCGTAATGTCTCAGGCTATTTTGAACAAAGATAAAGTTGCCAGTTCGGCAGGTAATGTTACGGTATATAACTACGATGGCGAGACGCGAGAATATATTTCTTCTGCGGTTGAGTATTTGGCTGTTGGGGTTGGTATTCCGGCTAACTCGTGCATTGATCTGCCTTTCGAAAATAAAGAAGGCTTTGCAATTTGTCGAACTAAGGACTTTTCTGGATGGGAGTATCTTGCTGATCATCGTGGTGAAACTGTTTACAGTATCGAAACAGGTGAGGCTTTGGTAATTACGGCGCCAGGCGATTACCCAAGAGGGACCACTACGCAGCCACCTTTTACTCCATTTGATAAATGGAATGGCAGTGAATGGCTCACGGATAGCGCTGCGAAGCATTCGTCAGAGGTGTTAGCCGCAGAACAGCAGAAAGCTGCCTTATTGAATGAAGCTAGGGCAGAGATAAGCATTTGGCAGACTGAATTACAGCTAGGAGTTATCAGCGATCGAGATAAAGTCAATTTGATAAAATGGCTAACCTACATTAAAGAGTTGCAGGCGGTAGACCCAGCTGTCGTACCAGATATAGACTGGCCTGAGAAGCCACAAGATTAAAAAGAAAATCAAACCCGGTAAGTTGGAAGTAGAACAAATTACCGGGTATTTAACGTTCATTTTGCTAGATTCTCACCCTTGCAAATTAGTGAAGCTGCTTTATCAAAAATGGTTGTTAACAGTCCATTGATTGCTCTCAATGAAAGCATGTAACAGACTATGCAACATGCTAGTATTTGTGTAGCTAATAATATACTTTGCGGGGTGTTGTTTAGTAAGAATGCAGAAAGCTCTCTGATGAACAATCCATGCACTAGATATATAGATAAACTATACCCGCCAAGGCGTGATAAAAATGATAGTGATGGATGTAGATAAAATATCGATGTTATCAATGAAGCAACACCTAAATAGCTCAAGAGCCTGTAGCCTAAAAATTGATAATTGTTAAGTTCTAAGGAATTAAAACCACTAGAGCCATACAAAAAAGGAATTGGGGCGTTTTTGGCAACGAATGCAAGGCATGCGAAGGCTGTTATAAGAGTAATTAACGTAATGCGCGTGGATGGTTTTTTAGTATGCAGTGAATGCTTGAATGCTAAACAACCCATGATATAAAAAGGTAGGAAGGTAAATGTGCGCATCGCAGAAAATGATAAACCATTGAAGTTTAAATATTGGAAAAGCAAAGAGATTGCAATCGCAATGATAAGAGGGTGCTGAGTTGATAAAATAAATGGGGAAATTATTTTCCAGAATAATAAGCTAAGCAAATACCACATTAGCCAATATGGCGCCGCAAGATAAAAATATCCAGAGAAGTTTCCATTCTTTAAGAGGTTTACAACTTCATAAAGCACATTGAATATTACCAGAGGGAGAATAATACCATTGATTAACTTTTCAATATTTATATTCTTGCTGCCCTTCGATAAAAAACCGGAAATAAATACAAATAGAGGCATGTGGAAAGTATATATAAAGCTATATATATACTTGAAATTTTCGTTGTTTAAATTTGATTCCAGCATATGACCAAAAACAACTAAAAAAATCAACATACCCTTAATGGTATCAATCGATTGTCTATCTTGAGAGTTAAGGAGCATATTCAATTACCAAAAAACCATCCAGACTATAACATATCATTATTACTCAATTAGTTGCTACTAATGCTTGATTAGGGAGCAGGGGCGAGTATCAGCGAAGCTGAAAAGGCGTGCATATCAATTATATCCTTTTGTCCGTACAAGAGGTGGAAGCTCATCTTCTGCCGACTGACAAACTTCATATAGTCGCGGTCGTATTGTGTGATTTAGGGGACAATGCCGCGTAGCTGTCTGCGCGGCCTATTCACTTCACCATAGGGCGAAACCTAAACACCGGAGGGTTCGCCGTATGGCTCAGGATTATCATCACGGTGTGCGCGTCGTTGAGATCAACGATGGCACCCGCACTATTTCAACAGTAAGCACGGCAATTGTCGGTATGGTCTGTACCGGCGATGATGCAGATGCGTCCGTGTTCCCTCTCAATAAACCGGTCCTGCTTACCGACGTGCTGACCGCCAGCGGTAAAGCAGGCGAGTCCGGCACGCTGGCCCGCTCGCTGGATGCAATTGCCGATCAGGCTAAACCCGTGACCGTCGTTGTGCGCGTTGCACAGGGTGAAACCGAAGCGGAAACAACCTCCAACATTATCGGCGGCGTGACAGCTGACGGAAAAAAAACGGGCATGAAAGCGCTGTTATCTGCGCAGTCCCAGCTCGGCGTTAAGCCGCGCATTCTTGGCGTGCCGGGGCACGACACGCAGGCGGTAGCTACTGAGCTGCTGAGCGTGGCGCAGAGTCTGCGCGGGTTTGCTTACCTGTCCGCCTACGGCTGCAAAACGGTAGAGGAAGCCATTGCCTACCGCGCTAATTTCAGCCAGCGCGAGGGGATGCTGATCTGGCCTGATTTCATCAGTTTTGACACCGTGCTGAATGCTGACGCAACGGCTTACGCCTCGGCCCGTGCGCTTGGTCTGCGTGCCAAAATTGACGAGCAGACCGGCTGGCACAAATCCCTGTCCAACGTGGGCGTGAACGGCGTCACCGGCATTTCTGCCGATGTGTTCTGGGATTTGCAGGACCCGGCAACCGATGCGGGGCTGCTGAACCAGAACGATGTCACCACGCTGATCCGCAAAGACGGTTTCCGCTTCTGGGGTTCCCGCTGCCTCAGTGACGATCCTCTGTTTGCCTTTGAAAACTACACCCGCACCGCGCAGGTACTGGCTGACACCATCGCCGAAGCGCATATGTGGGCGGTTGATGGCGTGCTTAACCCGTCGCTGGCCCGCGACATTATCGAAGGTATTCGCGCCAAACTGCGCAACCTGAAAACGCAGGGCTACATCATCGGCGCCGACTGCTGGCTGGATGAGTCCGTAAACGATAAAGATTCCCTGAAAGCCGGGAAGCTCACTATAGATTACGACTATACGCCGGTACCGCCTCTGGAAAACTTGATGCTGCGCCAGCGCATCACCGATCAGTATCTGCTGGATTTCTCCAGCCAGGTCAGCGCGTAAGGGGACAATATGGCTTTACCACGCAAGTTAAAACACCTGAACCTGTTTAACGACGGGAACAATTATCAGGGGATCGTTGAGTCTCTGACCATGCCTAAATTCGGCCGCAAGTTTGAAAAGTATCGCGGCGGCGGTATGCCCGGTTCGGCTGATGTTGATCTGGGGCTGGATGATGGCGCGCTGGACACGGAATTTTCAATCGGTGGCACCGAACTGCTGTTATTCAAACAGATGGGTAAAGCCACCGTTGACGGTATCCAGCTGCGTTTTACCGGCTCCATTCAGCGTGACGATACCGGCGAAGTGCAGGCCGTTGAGCTGGTTGTGCGCGGGCGACATAAAGAAGTTGATTCCGGCGAATGGAAAACCGGCGAGAGCAACACCACAAAAGTCAGCAGCACCAACAGTTATGCGAAGCTGACCATCAACGGCGAGGTGCTCTATGAGGTTGATGTGATCAACATGATTGAAATCGTTGATGGCGTGGACCTGATGGAAGAGCACCGCAACGCCCTGGGCCTCTGATCTACTTTAAAGGCGCGGGCCGCCGCGCCAGTACCTTAATAACAGGATATGACGATGAGCGAACAACTGACTGAAAAAACCGTACAGCTGGATACCCCAATCAAGCGCGGTAAAACCGAAATTACCGAAATTGTGCTGCGTAAGCCGCAGTCCGGCGCGCTGCGTGGCACCCGTCTGCAGGCGAT